TGGTTAGCTAGTTCTGGTGGTGGTATTGGTGGTTACTGGGGAGATGTTAGAAGTGATGGTATACCTACAAGTAATGGTAGTAAGTCTACTGGCTCAATACCATTTATGAAAGTAGTAGACTCTCAGATGTTAGCTTTTAATCAAGGGGTAACTAGACGAGGTAGCTATGCTGCTTACATGGATGTATCGCATCCAGAGATTGAAGAGTTTATGGTTATGAGAAAAGAATCTGGCGGTGATGTAAATAGGAAGTGTTTAAATTTACACAATGGAGTCAATATAACTAATGCATTTTTAAAAGCTGTAGAAGAAGATGACGACTGGCGATTGATTGACCCAAAAACAAATGAAGCTGTTAAGATTATTAAAGCTAGAGAACTCTGGTCTAAACTATTAGATGCTAGAGCAGAAACTGGAGAGCCTTACATTGTTAATATAGATAATTGTAATGATGCTCTGCCACAAGGACAAAAAGATTTAGGATTAGAGGTAAAACAAAGTAACTTATGTTCAGAGATAACCTTACCTACTAATGACGAAAGAACTGCAGTCTGTTGTTTGTCAAGTGTCAACCTTGAACACTTTGATGAATGGTCTAAAGATGATAAATTTATAGATGATTTAGTGACTATGCTTGACAATGTGCTAGAACACTTTATTGAAAATGCAGTCGATTTAAATTCACTTGGAGGTTACAATGCAAACTATGAGAGATTTAAAAAACATATTAAAGAAGGCAAAGAAGGTTTTACAAAAGCTGCTTATTCAGCCTATCGTGAAAGGTCTATTGGTCTTGGAGCAATGGGTTTTCATTCTTATTTACAAAATCAAAACATACCCTTTGAGGGAATCTTCTCGACTGGCATCAACTATAAATTATTTAAGTTCATCAAAGGAGCTGCTGTTCTTGCATCTAGAAGACTTGCTGTATTACGGGGGGAAGCTCCTGATATTTCTAATTCTGGTCTTAGGAATTGCCATCTCCTTGCTGTTGCACCTAATGCTAGTTCCAGTATTATTTGTGGGGGAACTTCTCCATCCATCGAACCCATCAGGGCTAACGTCTTCACTCATAAAACGCTATCTGGAAGCTATAAAGTCAAAAACAAAAACCTTGAAAAACTCATCAACAAAAAAGTAACCGACCCTAAAAAGCGTAAGAAAGTTTGGCAAGATATTAGTGATAATCGTGGGTCAATACAAGAGTTAAAGTTATTTACAAAAGAAGAAAAAGAAGTATTTAAAACCGCAGATGAGATAAATCAAATCTGGGTTGTCGAACATGCGTATAAACGACAAGAGTTTATATGTCAAAGTCAAAGTGTTAATTTATTTTTTATCTTACCTGATTCGAGTCAGAATCAAGAACAGCATAATGAATACTTACAGTATGTTAGTGATGTTCATTGGTATGGTGCTAATAAATTAAAATCACTTTATTATTTTAGGTCTGATGCTGCTAAAGCTGCAGAGAATGTTAACATTAAAGTTCCACGAATTAAGTTAGATGAAGTGGAATGTATTGCTTGTGAGGGATAAATGAGCTTATTAAAAACTAGAGATTACTACAAACCTTTTGACTATGGTTGGATGTTTGAGTATTACGATTTACAAAACAGAATGCATTGGCATCCTATGTCAGTACCATTACATACTGATGTAAAAGATTGGAATGAAAGATTATCTGATTCTGAAAAGAACTTACTTACTCAGATATTTAGATTGTTTACCCAATCAGATGTAGATGTTGCTTCGGGGTATGTTGAAAGATATATGCAACTTTTTAAACTTCCAGAAGCTAGAATGATGATGCTGTCCTTTGGTAACATGGAAGCAATCCATCAACATGCTTACAGTTTATTATTAGATACTGTTGGTATGCCTGATATAGAATACAAAGCCTTTGCCGAATACGAAGAAATGTCTGACAAACATGCGTACATTACAGACCTTAAAACTATTAAGTCTGATAAAAGGACTATCGCCAAAG